ATTGAGAAGGTTGGCGAGAAATCTACTAAGGCAAGCAAGAGTGCCAAGATTAGATGGGATAAGGTTAAGGATGCGAACGCATTGCCAACGCAATCCGAACGCAATGCTACACAAGACACAGAACACACTACACATAACATAAAAGAGAAGAAGACACTCGGCAAACGCCTCGCTTCTGATTTTAGTTTTCCAAAAGAATGGGAAGAATTCTGTCAAACAGAACGCCCAGAACTTAGTCCTGTTAAAACATTTAACCAGTTTAAGGATTATTGGATTGCCCAAGCAGGTCAGAAGGGTGTGAAGCTGGATTGGTTTGCTACTTGGCGTAATTGGGTTAGAAGTACAAACGCACCCAAGCAAAACCCTGCCGACATTGTGAGGCTCACAGTTCCAAGCAGAAATGAGCCTGACCCTGCGCTAGAAAAGATTAAAGCTGATGCGAAAAAGGCTGCACCATTGCCAGACCATATCCGTCAGATTATGCAAAACATGAAAGGTAGGGCATGAATGAGTTGGCTCTTTTCGCAGGCGCTGGTGGAGGAATACTTGGGGGAAAACTTCTCGGATGGCGAACAGTCTGTGCCGTTGAATGGGAAGCCTACCCAGCAAGCGTATTGTGCGCCCGACAAAATGACGGACTTCTCCCGCCTTTCCCAGTTTGGGATGACGTACAAACCTTTGACGGAAAGCCGTGGAGAGGAATTGTTGACGTTATATCTGGAGGCTTTCCATGCCAAGATTTATCCGTTGCGGGGGGGGGGGCTGGCCTTGACGGAGAACGAAGTGGATTATGGAAAGAGATGGGGAGGATTATTGGCGAAGTTAGACCTAGATACGTCTTTGTGGAGAACTCCCCAATGCTCGTTAATAATGGACTCGACAGAGTGCTTGCAGACCTTTCCAAATTGGGGTTTGATGCGAGATGGGGTATTGTGGGAGCAGACTATGTTGGCGCACCCCATAGAAGGGAACGATTTTGGTTGGTGGCCCACTCCCGTAGCTTCCGATTACATGACAGGCCAAACAAACGGAATAACTTATACAGGCAAAAGATTTGTGAGAACAAGTCACAAAACTGGCACGGAGTTTGGGGCGAAGCTAACAAGTGCTTATCGACTGATGACTGGAAATCATTTGCCAGCGAATTTCTCGGAGTGGATGATGGGATGGCCTCAAGATTGGACAGAGTTAAAGCCTGTGGGAACGGCCAAGTTCCAGAAGTGGCAGCAACAGCGTGGGGAATTCTAAATGACTTTTAATTGGCCTACAAATGACTCCAGCAGAATTAGAACACTTCAAGGACTGCGAAGCGAGAGAGTGGATACGCAGGTTCAACCAAAAGAAATTGACGATTGGCTCAACCAAAGCGTTGCTCTGGTGGCAGGGTGTGTGCGTGGACTTGGAACGAATCAGAGGAAAGTCAGATACTTTGCTTTTGAGGGACAGAATGACGAGGTTACGAAATGAGGAGAGCAGCAAGAGTTGACGCAAATCAAGAAGCCATCGTAAGCGCACTAAGGGCAGCAAACGCTTACGTCTGGATTATTGGCTTACCAGTTGACCTTTTGGTTGGCTACAAGGGTCACACCTTTCTGGTAGAGATTAAAACGGACTCTAAAAAGCGTTTAACGAAGCTACAAGCCGACTTTTTTGAGAATTGGTCAGGTAGTACCTTGGCAAGAATAGATTGCCCAGAAGCAGCACTAAGAATGATTGGAGTAGTCAAGTGAAAGCACCCTACAAAGCCATCGAATTTATCATTGAAAATTCATGCAAATATGCGGAAGCTAAAGCGCAAAGAATCTACCTTGAGGAGTTTCGCAAAACTAAGAAGGCTCTACTGATGAAGGATGCGTTAGCCAGAGGGATAGATTCTGCGGTTGCCCAAGAGCGTGAAGCCTATGCCCACATTGAGTATGCTGATTTGCTCAAGGGGCTAATGATTGCCATTGAGAAAGAGGAAACTTTAAAGTGGATGCTGACTGCTGCCCAGATGAAGGCTGACATTTGGAGAAGTGAGCAAGCAAGTGAGCGTCTTGGCGTAAAAACCACAGAGTAGGTGTAAACACCTAGTAGACATTGTGTTTAGTTTGCTATACTTACGTCAGCCCAAGCAATTCGCAAGGGTACTTTTAAGGACTACAAAATGAAATACGAATTTGACACAACAACTGGTGAAGGCTCTGTAATCGTTACTGTCGTAATGGAATACGAGCGTGACGAAGAAGGTACTTACAACGAGAACATTGATGAAGTCTGGTTTGAAGGTAAGAATGTAATGGGAATCTTTACTGACGCACAATTTAAAGAATTGGAAATTGAGGGATGTATGCGCCTTTCAAAGCACATCTTGGAACAGGCAGACGAAGCCAAAATAGCAGCTTATGAGCATGACTAGAGAAGACGTTATTCGCATAGCCCTAGAAGTTGGCTTCTATGATGGCGAAGTTGATAAGTGTCAATTGATGCTTGAACGCTTTGCCTATCTGGTTGCTCAACAAGAACGAGAGCGTATTGCTAAAAAAATAGAGCAATTACCCTTTGGTGATACTGCTGCTAGTTTTAGTGTTTATGTAAGAGAAGCATGAACAACAGACCCAATAACAGGGAACGACTCCACTTGGCAAAGATTAAAGAAATGCCTTGTGGGGTCTGCAATGCTTCTGGGCCAAGCGATGCACACCATATTGTTCAACATAATCAATACTTATGTATTCCTTTATGCAAGGATTGCCATCAAGGTAGCTTCAACGGAATACACGGACAGGCTAGGATTTGGAAGGTAATGAAGCTAGACGAGATGGATGTTTTAAATCTAACGCTTGCAAATCTTTTCAGATAGCGCACAATGGATGCACTCAGTTGCCATTGAGACTTTAGAGAGACTTGTTCTCTCTTTTTTTTTGTGAGATAATAAATAAACTCCATAGGGATAACCATGTCTGGTTTACTTGAGCCATCCGTAAAAATTGAGATTGAGATACAAAGCCAAGAGAAAAAGGGCGAAGCGTGTCCAGTTGCCACAGGCGACGTAGAAGTCAATCTTGAGTGTCGTCAGAAAGCCATCGACAAGGCGAACTACGGCCCAATGAATCCCAATGAGCCAAGCATGGAATACTGGCGTGATATTTCTAAGGCTTGGAGAATCTCACCTGCACAGGCTAAAAAGTCTCGTTGTGGAAACTGCGCTGCTTTTATTCAAACACCTAAGATGCTTGCTTGCATTGAATCTGGTCTTGAGATGAACGGCACAGAGATGGATGCTTGGGAAGTCATTGATGCTGGCGACTTAGGCTATTGCGAAGTGTTTGATTTTAAGTGTGCTTCCAAGAGGACTTGTGAGGCATGGATTAGTGGTGGGCCTATAACCGAGGATGAATATGATGGGAACGACAAATCAGCAAGCAATGGAAATGATGCAGAAACTTATGCAGAAGAAGACTAAGCCAATGCCTGAGCGTGGTGAGCGTACTGCAAAGAACAAAGCAAAGAAGCCAAAAAAATGAACGGCTTGTACGCAAATATCGCTGCAAAGAAAAAGCGCATCGAGGCTCAAAAGGCTGCTGGGAAAACCCCAGAGCGTATGCGTAAGGTAGGCTCAAAAGGCGCACCGACTGCGGATGCGTTCAAGCAAGCAGCTAAGACTGCTAAGAAGAAATGATTAAGCGTGGGTCAGAGCAGTTTTCTGGCTATAACAAGCCCAAAGCTACTCCTAACCATCCCACTAAGTCTCACGCTGTTTTAGCTAAGTCTGGTGAGGATGTGAAGCTAATCCGCTTTGGTCAACAAGGGGCTAAAGGCTCACCTGATGGCACGAAGCGTAACGAAGCGTTCAAGGCTCGTCATGCTGAGAACATTGCCAAGGGTAAGATGAGTGCAGCTTGGTGGAGTAACAAAATTAAGTGGTAGCAATAACCAAATGGTGATATAATCTCTAAAACGGAGGTTATATGCCAAATGGAAATTTAAGTAATGTTGTGAATTGTCCTAATTGCAATGAAGCAAGGGCAGTTAGGCGTGATGTTATTGCTAGAGTTACAAAAGCTGGAAAGCCTTTGATTTGCAAGCCTTGCCACAATAGGATGCGTTTTGATGAAAAAGACCATCCAAGAAAAGGCACAGGAGTAAGAAATAACAAAGAACTGCATTACACAAGTTCAAGTTATTACAAAGCAAAACAAAGGTGCAAGATGGGTGTAAAACATCATCCATGTTATGAGAGTGTAGAGTTCAGATTTAACTCTTTGCAAGAATTAGTAGATTGCATTGGTTTAAGACCAAGAGGAATGACGCTTGACAGGATTGACACTCTTGGACACTATGAGCCAAACAATGTAAGATGGGCAACAGTTTTGCAACAGGCTCAAAATAGGATGCCTAGAAATTACTGGAAAGACAAATCATGAAAATGACAAAAACTGGTCAGAAGAAAGTTGGCAAGGTCATGGGTGAGTACAAAGAAGGTACTCTGCACTCAGGTAAAGGCGGTAAAGTGGTTTCCAACCCTAAACAAGCAGTTGCCATTGCCCTTAGTTCTGCTAAAAAAGTAATGAAGAAAAAAGGCAAGTGATATACTAACTCTGCTCGTTGTGAGTAGATACTAACTTGACCAACCCTAGAGGAGTCAAACAAAATGATTGAAAAACAATCAAACATTTCATATCGTGGTGGCGCACGAGAAGGCGCAGGAAGACCAAAGGGAAGTCTTGATAAGGGCAATGCTGTTCTTAGAGAGATGATACTAGAGGCACTAGAGGGCGCAGGTGGCGTTGCTTATCTCGTAGAGAAGGCAGAGAGCCATCCACAGGCTTTCATGGGGCTAATCGGTAGGGTCTTACCACTCCAAGTAACTGGAGAAGAAGGTAAAGACATTCAGATAAGCGTCCAATGGCAGAAGTAATCGAGATAGCCTACAAACCCAGAGAACAACAGCTTGCTATCCATGACTTGATGGACAGTAAGCGTTTTGGCGTTGTTGTTGCTCATAGGCGCATGGGTAAGACAGTCTCTGCGATTAACCATCTAATCCGTGATGCGGTGCTAAACCAGAAGGAAGCCCCAAGGTATGCCTACATTGCGCCTACCTATGGACAAGCTAAAAGGGTGGCTTGGGACTATCTTGTTAAATATACTGAACCTTTAGGTGGGACTAACAATATCTCAGAACTGAGGGTGGACTTCTGGGGTAGGCGAATTCAGTTGTTTGGCTCAGACAATCCAGAAACACTCCGAGGTCAATACTTTGATGGGGTAATCCTAGACGAGATTGGTGACCAGAATCCTAAGATATGGACAGACATTGTTAGACCTGCACTAGCTGACAGAAAAGGCTGGTGTCTCTTTATTGGTACACCAAAGGGACACAACCACTTCAAGGAACTGCGAGACAGGGCTGAGAAAGAGGATGGATGGGGATTGCTAGAGTTCAAAGCCTCTGAGACAGGGGTAGTGGATGACACAGAACTGAAGGCTGCTAAGAGTGAGATGGGTGAGGATAAATACCGCCAAGAGTTTGAGTGTAGCTTTGACGCTGCTGTAGAAGGCTCTTACTATGGGCAAATCCTAAACGAGTTAGAAGACAAGAAGCATATGCAAGAGATTCCCAGAGAGGAATTGAGCAGAACTTTTACTTCTTGGGACTTGGGTATGGGTGACTCTACGTCTATCTGGGTGGCTCAGTTGGTGGGTACTGAGGTGCGTCTGATTGACTATTACGAGAATCATGGCGTAGGTTTAGACCACTACGTTAAGTGGATTAAGGACAACGACTACCTCAAAGCAGAGCATATATTGCCCCATGACGTTAGGGTCAGAGAGTTAGGTACAGGTAAAAGCAGAATGGAAATGCTTGAGGACTCAGGGCTAGAAGTCAAGATTGCACCCAGAATGGGACTAGACGATGGCATCCAAGCTGTAAGAAGGTTGCTGCCAAGGTGCTGGTTTAATGTTCCTAAAGTGCAAACAGGATTGAACTGCCTGAGAAACTACCGCAGAGACTACGATGAGAAGCGTAAGATATTCTATGAAAGACCACTACACGATTGGTCAAGTCATGGCTCTGATTCTTTCCGTTACTTAGCCCTTGGAATAGATGAAGGTCATTCAACATGGTCTAAGCCGATTAACCAAACTCCGAAATGGATTGTCTGATGTATATAACAATGCAGGGTGTAAATTTAGCACCTAAAGTAAAAGAACTTGAAAAGCGTATCGAAATGCTTGAAAATATGGTAAAAGAGTTACAATTGGATAAACCCAGAATGGGACGCCCTCCAAAGGACAAGCATGGCACAGAACGAGTTAATGTCGATAATCCAATCAGAGATTGATGATGCAATTGGATTTATTGAAAGCGAAACTGTTGAACAACGCAAACAGGCTCTGGAGGCTTATCTACGACAGCCTTACGGCAATGAGGTCGAAGGTAAAAGCCAGATTGTCACAGGAGAAGTAGCCGAAGCCATTGATGGTGCGCTACCTAGCTTAGTCCGTATCTTTACAGGCTCAGACAATATCGTAGTCTTTGAGCCACAAGGCCCTCGTGATGAAGCCTCGGCAAAACAGGCCACAGACTACTGCAATTGGGTGTTCAATCGTGATAACGCTGGTGTAGCCATTCTGCATGATTGGTTCAAAGATGCCTTGATGCAGAAGAACGGCATCGTTAAGGCTTATTGGGAAGATAAAGAAGACATTACTAAAGAGCGTTACTTTGACTTGTCTAACGATGAGTTAGCAATGCTGATGAGTGATGAGACTATGGAGATTGTCGAGCAAGATACGACAGAGTTTCCAATATTTGACCCAATGGGTCAGCCAGTTATAGACCCTATGGGTATGCCTGTGATGGGTGCGACACACAATGTTGTGGTGCAACAAAAGAAAAAGTCAGGCAAGGTAACGATTGAGAATGTTCCTCCAGAAGAATTCCTGATTAGCAAGAAGGCTAGAACTATTGCTGATAGCCCATTCGTAGCCCACAGGCAGATGTTGACTCGTAGCACCTTGGTTGCTATGGGCTTTAACAAGAAGCAGATTGAAGGCTTGCAGATGGGTGATGCACTAGCGTACACACCAGAGCGTGTGGCTCGTTATGCAGCAGGTGAGCAACCTTACCAAACACAGACTGATGACCCATCAATGCAAGAGATTGAGGTCTTTGAGTGCTATGTCAAAACTGATATAGATGGCAAAGGCATTGCTTCATTGGTTCAAGTGTTCTACGCTTCTAATGAGATTCTTGAGGATGAGAAGGGTAAGGAAATGGTTGAGGAAGTGGACT